ATGTCGGCCTGCGCCGCCTCGAGCGACTGCAGCCGCTCGTCGGTCACGGCCGGGTCGACCGCGTCGGCACGCCGCTTGGCGAGGTGCCGGTCGACCGCGTCGGCCTCGGTGATCCAGTGAGCGAACCGGACCATCTCCTGCCCGACGTGCTCGGGCACGTCGAACAGGCCGTGGTCGTCCGGCTCGTAGACCTCGCCGGCGTGCGACAGAGACGTCGCGTTGATCGTGGATGCGATCCGCATCGCGTTCCCCTCTCGGAAGGTTGTCCCCCAGGACGAGCAGGTGGTGCAGGTGCGCGGCCGGGCAGGCACCCGAGGCGGGGGGTTTTCGGAGCCCACCCAGCCGCGCACGTCTAGCTCGACGCCTCTGCCTGGCGTCGAAGATCAGCGACCGGAAGGTCAGCCGATGTTCTGCAGGACACCCATCGCGACGGGCGCCCGGTTGATGAGCGTCTCGTTCGCGTAGGTCTCGCCGTCCTGCCGAGGACCGCCGCCGGCACCGGCCTGCCGGTTCGCCGCGTACTCGTAGTCGCGGACGTCGCGCAGGCAGCGGATCTCGCAGACGTTCGTGATCTGCGAGTTGGGGAACGGCACCCGGTCGGTGCGGGCGATGATCGTGCCCGGAGGCAGGTGCGGGTGGACCTCGACCTTGACCGGGGTGCCGCCCGCCGCCTTGTTGACGTACCAGCCGACGAACGCGCCCAGCACAGCCTCGCTGCGGCCGGCCATGTTCGGCTGGAAGAACGTCTCCGACGCGCCGCTGTCGAGGATGACCTTCGACAGCTTCGTGCCCTCGGCCGAGGACATCATGTACGCGTCGGGCGAGAGCCGAACCGTGTCGTAGATCGACTGGTTCAGCGCGTCGAGCTCGTCCACCGAGGACCCGGCGACCGTGAACGGCTTGCCGTCGAGCGACGCGAAGTACGCGCCCGAGGGGGTGCCGCCGCCCGGGGTGACCAGGCCGGTGGCGCCGCCGCTGGCGTAGTCGCCGGCCAGGGTCGCGAGCAGACCGTTGAACTGGTTCTGCCCGGCCGAGGAGTCGGTGTTCGGGACGGCAGCCGGAGCGGTGCCGAACAGGTCCGGCAGCTTCGGCACGGCCTGGTTCTGCGTCGGGATCGACGTGATCGTCACGGTGTTGACCGTGGTGGTCGTGTAGTAGAACCCGGCGACGAACCAGTCGTAGGCGACCGCGCCGCGCACCGCCGCGACGGTCGCGACCGCCGAGTTGGTGGTGCCGGCACCGGTGGTGGCGGCACCCTGCGCGCTGGCAGCGGTCGAGCCGCCCCAGAAGTAGTTTGCGCCGGTGCGCGCCGCGACCTTGACGTTGACCGCCGTGGTGGAGCCGATCGAACCGCCGGTCGCTGCCGGGGTGACGGTCGGGGTGCCGGGGGTGGGCAGCGCGAACGCCTGCCCGCCGATGGCGCCCTTGTCCTCGCCGATCTTCCACTGGTTCAACGCGTTGAACACGGCAACGGCCTTCGCGTCGGCGTAGCCGCCGGCCAGGGCGATCGCGTCCTCGGTCACGGTGTAGCCCATCGCGAGCTTCGCGTACGGCGCCGTGACGTCCATCTCCTCCAGCTGCGCGAGGGGACCGGCGAAGTCGAACGCCGTGAAGGGGTTGGGCTGGCTGTTGTTGATGTTGAGCAGCGCGCGCCACTCGGCGAACTTCGCGCCCTGCTTCGGCTTGGTCCGCGACAACATGTCGCGGAACGGGGTGTTGACCGGGATGAGCGAGATGAGGTCGGACAGGTCGACGCCGAGGATGCCGGTGCCGCTGTTGACGCCGGCCGTCTGCGCCTTCTTGATCTGCTCGATGGTCTCCTGGGTGACCGCGTCGAGCTCGGAGAGCGAGGTCATGCGTAGCCCCTTTCGTGGGCAGGAGTGACCGCCCGGCCGCACGGGGGCAGGCCGGGTCAAGTCGGTGAGGGAAGTGCGGGGTCGAGCGGGTTACTGCTGGAAGCGGCCCTTCACAGCCGCGAAGGCGAGACGCTGCCGGGCAGCTTCCCGCTCGGTCGGGGTCGTGGCTTCGTCCACGGCCTTACGGAGCTCCACGAGCGGGTCGGCCCCGCCGGCAGCGACGCCGCCGGGGATCTGCCCGTTCAGGAGCATGGGGGACTTGCGGTCGTCCGGCATGGCAGCGAGGTGCTCGACACGCTCCTTCAGGCCCTTGACCACGTCCTCGAGGCCAGCCGTCGCAGACAGCCGGTCGAGCAGCGGGGTCAGGACCTCTCCGAGCGTGGCCGCGAGCGCCGACTGCGTCGCCTTCGTGACCGCTTCGTCCTGGTCGGTGGTGGGTGCCGGCGCCTGCACGGTGTCGGTGCCGGGGATGGTGGCCGCGCTGTCGCCAGCGTCGGCAGCCGGAGCCGCCGCGCCGGCGTCGTCGGCCGAAGCCTTCGCAGCGTCGTCGGCCGCAGCCGCGTCGCCGTCGTCGCCCTCGGTCGGGTCGGCCGAGGCAGCCTCGTCCGGGGACGCGTCGCTCGAGGCGGAGTCGCCGCCGGGCTTGGCGATCGCCACCAGGTTCTTCGGGTCCACGATGCCGATCGCGTTTCCCGACTGGTCGAACACGACCAACTGCGGGTCGCCCTTGGCCTTCTCGACCTCGGCCGGCTCGTCGGCCGGCTCGACCTCGGCCGGCTCGACCGGAGCAGCGTCGGCCTTCTCGACCGGCTCGGCAGCAGCGTCGGCAGCGGGGGTGGTGTCGTCCACGGTGGGCTCCTTCTCCTTCGCGACCGGCTCGTCGGCCGTGGGTGCAGCGGGCAGGCTGGACAGGACCTTCTGCAGCGACTCCGACGCCTGCCGGATCGCCGTCTCGTTCGCCGACGAGAGGACCCGTCCGGCCTTCACGACCGGAGCGAGCCGCTCGAGCACCAGCAGGTGCTCGGCCGCGTCGCACGCGGTCTGCATGGCCTTGACGACGTCGTCCATCTCGCCGTCCTGCTCGACCTCGAGCGCCTCGCCGGCAGCGAAGCCGGCCAGCTGCCGGATCACCGCGTCGACCTGGTCGGCGAGCCCGTCGAGGCACATCGCCGAGTCGGCGTCGTCGGGGTCGGCGCCGGTGACCGCCTCGGTCGCCTCGCGGCCGGACAGGAACTCGATCGCCGACTTGACCCGCCCCAGCACGCTGATCGCGTTGAGCGCCGTGTCGGCGTCGCGCTGCTCCCAGTCCGGGGAGCCCGGCACGGTGTCGGCCGTCGAGCCGCCGCCGGCGTCGGCGACGACGTCGCCCACCTCGAGGTTGGGCCCGTCCGCCTTGGCGACGTCCGCCATCTCGCCGGACTCCTGATGCTTGCTCACATGGCCCTCCTGGGGGTCCGTGGTGGACGCCGCGCCGGTTTCGGCACGGTGGTCGGGGGTTGCGTCGGCGCCCTTCGCGACCGACCGCAGCGCTGCCTCGTGGATCTGCGCCATGATCGCCGCGACAGCAGTCGGCGACCCGGAGAACGTGACGTCGTCCCGCTCCTTGATGACGACGCCCGGCTCCGGCTCGATCAGGCCGCGCACGAGGTCGGCCGGCATCAGACCGTCCGCCGCGTCGCTCTTCGCGATCAGGAACGGGATGCCGTTCGCGCCCTTGTGGACGAGGTCGACCCGGCCGAAGTTGCCGCCGTAGAGCTCGGTGAACTCCTCGCCAGCGTCGCCGGTGTCGGTGGTTTCGGACATTGGGCAGCCTGCCTTCAGCCGTAGGGAAACGGGGACAACGAACACGCGCCGTGGTGGCGCGCCGAGTACTCGCGGTTCACGCCGCCGGGCGCCGGCGCCTCCGCGCCACACCCTGGATCGACACGCCCTGCACCTGGCCGTCCTTGTAGAGCCGCCACGCGACGTCGTCCAGCAGCAGCCCGACCAGCCAGTCGCCGGGATTCACGGTCTGCGACGAACCGTCGACCGCCGTGATCGTCCACGGCTCACCGCGCCAGATGTAGGACTCCACGATCCGCGCGTGACCGACCGTGCCGTCCGCGTGAAAGATCCCGACCTCGGGCATCGACGCCCGGTTCAGCAGCGACCACGCCGCGAGCTCGAGCTCCTCCGGGGTGAACCAGTCGCGAGAACCGTCAACGCCCTTCGCGATCCGCACGTCCGGCCCGGCCTGGTGCGCCACCGCCAACAGGTACTGCTGCTCAGCCACGAGCCGGTCACCAACTCTCTGCGACGGTGGATTTCGGCGCAGCAGCCGACGCATCGTGTCCCGCTATGAACGGACCACGATGCGTCGACTACGACAGCCACGACTGGCAATGGATCGACGGCGACCGGGTGTGCGTCGACTGCGCCCTGATCGACTTCGACGGAGCGCGGGTCGTCGCCGCCTTCACCGCCGCGCTCGGGTTACCGGCCGGCGCGCTCAGGCATCGGGCAGCCGCGAGCCCGTAGCAGCCGCTGCCGCAGCGCGGGCAGGACCGACGACCTCGAACACCGCCCGCGACCAGGCAGCCGCCAGATCGGCGACCGCGTCGCCCCGGAACGGGCAGCGCGGCCACACACCTGTGTCCAGGAACGACTGCCCTGCCCGGGCGCCCATGCGCCCGGCCAGGTCCAGCGACCGCTGACTGCTCACAGGTAGTACGCCCTTGCCGCTTGAGTGCCGGATTGGCCGAGGTTCGCCGCCATGAAGTCGTGCAACGTGAGGCGACCGTACTGCTGCCAGTACCCGAGCAGTTCCTCCGACGCGTACTTGCGCGCCCGGACGTCCTGCCCCGTGAACAGCGTCCGAGGGTTAACCCCGGCCTTCTCCGCCGCACGCGACACCAGCCGGCCCCGGCACGCCTTCTCCGCGTCGAGGTAGGCCCGGTCCGCGTACTCCTTGAACTGCGACATGCACAGTTCCTCGTAGTTGCGGCCGGTGTAGCCGGCAGCCCGCAGCTTCTGCATCGCCGACTGGATGCGGACCCGCTCCAGGTCCTTGCCCCAGATTTCGGCGTACGCCACCTCCGGGTCCTCACCGCGAGCGATCGCCGCGTCGAGTTGAGCGTTCCGGTCGGCCTCGAGCGCCTGCGCCTTCGCGTCCCGCTTGGCTTGTGACGCCGCCTTCTTCTCAGCAGCAGCACGCTCCTCCGCCGCGACCTGGTCGCGCCGGTCGAGCTCGCCGAGCACACGCTCCATCGCCGCGTCGTCGCCCTGAGCGGCAGCGTCAGACAGCAGCGCCGCCAGGTCGGCATCCGAAGCAGCAGACAGGTCCGCCACGCCGGCAGCCGCCGCGTCAGCGCCGCCCGTCGCTGCCGCCGCTTCATCGACAGCGGACTGGAACGCGCCCGCAACGTTGCCGAGCAGCGACCCGCCCGAGCCAGCCGGCGCACCGACGATCGACTCGACCACCGGCGACGCCGCACAACGGCAGCGCGGATGCAGCGGAGGCGCCTCGTCCTTCACCGTGAACGGCCCGAGAGACGCCTGCTTCTCACACGCCGGGCAGGCACCGGACGACAGCACCCACGACCACTGCTGCACGCCGTTGACCGCGTACGTGTTCAGCGTCGCTGCCGTGACCGCGCGCGCCGTCTCGGTGTGCGCGATCATCTCCGCCCGCGACCGCGAACCGACGATGCCGACCAGGCCGCGAGCGACCCGATCCGTCGACTCACCGGCAGCGACACCCGCCGCGATCGCGTTACCGAGCTCGCCGACGAGAGACTCACCGATGCCCTTGACGGTGACGCCGGCAGCGTTGAGCAGCGACTGCAGCCCACCGTTGGACAGCAGCCCCGCAGCAGCCGGGTCGCCCGGCTTCCACGTCGACCAGTCCACCGCCGACACGCCCTCGAGGGAGGACACGCTGATCGTGTTGGGCAGCTGCTGCGTGGCAGCGTGCCCGCCGGCGCCGTAAGCGTCCGCGAACACCTGCCGCAGCACCTGCTCGAGCGACCCCATATCCGGGTTGCCCAGCGCAGCCCGAGCAGCGTCCCGCAGGATCTGCTCGGCCGGGTCAGCCGCAGCCTTCGCCACGACCGACGCTGCCCGCTCGACCGCCGCCTCGAGCAGCGACACGGGGAACGCGTCCCGCAGCGCCGCCTCGACCGCCGGCCGATAGTGGTCGGTGATCGCCAGGTCGAACGCATGCTGCGGAACCTTCGCCGCCCCGTCCCGCCAGGTCAGCCTTTTGGGTCGGCATCACCCTTCGCGACGTGCTCGAGCTTCACCGCGTCGAGCACGGCCGGCAGCGACGCCGCGAGCTCGCGACGCACCGCCGGATTGTCCTCGAGCAGCGTCGGGTCCCACCAGGCGAGCGCCTCGATGGCGTCGCCGTCCGGGTCGTCCGGGTTGGACACCGCGCCCCGCGACTGCAGGTCGAGCGCCGACTCAGCCGGCACCCGCCACACGAAGCCCCGATAGATGCCGTTCGCCGACACCCACCCGCCGGCCTGGCTGCCTTCGGGCAGCACCATGCCGGTCTCTTCGCCCCACTCGCGGACAGCCCCGTCGAGCGGGCTCTCGCCGTCCTCGATGTGACCGCCGGGGAACTCCCACATGCCGGCCGCATCGTCGTCGGGATCGTTGGCGCGCTGCAGCATCAGCACCCGACCGGTGTCGAGCGCCTGCACGACCAGCCCGGCAGCAACGAACTGCCCCTCGGCCTTGCGGACCTCGGCGCGGCCCCGGTCGTTGAGCCGGTGCGCGGTCACCTCGTCCACCGTGGTGAACGAGAAGTCACGCCACCGGCCCGCCTTCCGGCGAGCCTTCACGAACCGCTGGTAGGAGGCGAGCTCGGCAGCCTTGACGACCTGCTCGTACTCCTCCGCCGGCTTGGTCTCCACGACCGCCGCCATCGGCGAACCTTCGATGCCCGTAGCCGAGGTGACGCCGGCCGTCGCGTCCTTCTGCACCGGCGCCGCCGGCGCGCCGCCAGCAGCGGGTGCGACGACGTCGGTGCCGGGGACCGGCTTCTCCAACTGCGGGAACCGAGGCTCGTCCGGGTCGATCGGCGCCCGCTTGAACTGCGGATTGCCCGGCAGCTTGTCCGGCGACACACCCGGCACGCCCGAGAACGGAGTCGAATCGAGCGGCACACTGTCCAGCGGCGCCGCCGTCTCCGGGTCGATCGGGCCCGCGATACGCAGCAGGCTGACGAGCGGCACCGGCCCCTGACGCGAGGTCATGACGAAGCGAGGCACCGGCCGGTCGTTGTCGATCGGCAGACCCAGCAATTCCTGCCGCGCCTCGTCCGGCGACGCCGCGCCCATATCGACGTAGAGCTTCCAGGCTTCCGCCTCGGCCTTCCGGTCCTCCTTGTCGCGGCCGGTGTCCAGCTGCACCTTCACCGGCAGCCCGAGCGACCGCTGCAAGTAGCGGGTCAGGATGCCGTTGATCCAGTTCACCCACGGCAGCGTGTTCACGCGGAACTGGATATCGGTCTGCGTCTCACCGTTGGCCCGGTTCACGTCCTTGACCAGCCCGAGGTCCTGCGGGGTGACGCCGAACGCCGCGCAGGTGCGCGACATCAGGTACTCCGGGAACGCCTCATCGAAGGAGTCCGGCCGGCCCGTCTGGATCTTCGTCCCGTTCGGCACCGCGATCAGCTGGTGCAGCTTCGCCTGGTCGCCGAGCATCATCGCGTCCCAGTAGTCCTGCCACTCCGCCACCTGGTCCGGGCTCGAGATGCCCTCGGGGAGCTCGATGAACCCAGCCGGCACCGAGCCGTCCGTGAACATCTGCAGGAAATGCCACTGGAACCGAATGTCGGTGTTCGCCGTCAGCAGCATCGACTCCATCGGAGGCAGCCCGTACGGGTCGCCCTGCGGCCGGAACCGCCGATAGGTGATGTCCTGCGAGGTGTAGAAATTCCACGGCAGGCCCTTGATCCGCTGGTAGAACGCCGGCGCCGGCGGACGAGGACGACGACCGTGCTGGTCGATCAACGGAGCGATGGTGTCGCCCGCGAGCACCTCGAGCCCGATGACGTCGCCGCCCATCGTGCGACGGTGGTAGAGCGGCACCGCGTCGTAGCGCAGCGCGTTCTCCATCAGCCAGGAAACCCACTCGTCGTAGGGACGCTCCCGGTCGGGGAACTCGAGCGCCACGCGGGCAGCCTCGATCGCCTCGTCCACCAGCCCCGACTGGCCAGCCTTGCCGTCCTTCGGCAGGAACAGCGGCTCCATCGACCGGAGCTCGTCAGCCTTGTGGTTGATGCACATGCGCGCCACGTCGTAGGCATCGACAATCGCGTTCAGCGTGTCGAACGACATGCGGCCCCACGCGCCACGCTCGGCCGTCGAGATGTTGACGCCGACCGGGTAGTCGATGACACGCGGGTCCTGCGAATAGCCCTGCGCCGGCGACATGGGCCGGCCGGGACCGAAGTCCGCGACGTTGTCCATGCCCTGCGCGGCCATCGCCGCGTCGACCAGCTGAGGCGTGCGGACAGCGACCACCGAGGTCTGCTCCTTCGTGACCTCGACCTGCTGCGCCCGCGACGACGGCACCGCCGGCGGACGCATCCCGGACCGCTTACGCTTCGCCACCAGTGCCGCCCTTCCGCTGCTCACGAGCCGCCGCAGCGCGCTCTCGCCAATTCCGTGCCGAGCTCGGCA